ACGAAACCAGTCTGCTGTTTGGGCGCGTATCGGTCAAATGACGTTGCAGTTGTACCGTGCCTACGCCCAGCAATCAGGCATGGTGCGATCACAAACGATCACCACCCAGCAAGGATCGACCGTTCAGTTTGAATGGACAGCCGACGACATTGACGAAACCCCACAAGTCAAAGTCCCGCTAGACGCGACCGCACCACGATCCAAGATCGCAACACAGTCAGTCATCACATCGCTGGCACAAACCTTCCCGGCAGCATTCCAAAACATTGACGGCATGAGCTTGTCACGACTGCTTGACCTGCCCGACCCCAAAGGTTTTATGGCATCAGCGGATCCCGACATTGCGAAAGCCGAATGGGAAAACGGTCTACTCATGCAGGCAACCCCTGTTATGCCAGCCGATTTTGACGACCATGCCAAACACATCGCCCAACACAACCGTGAGCGCAAATCCCCTGCATACGAGCTTGCAACACCTGATGTTCGACAAGCAATTGACGTTCACGTTCAAGCGCACCAAAAGCTGGCCGCTGACGAAGCAGCCGCACAACTCGCAGCACAGCAACAGATGCCGGGATCAGAAATGCTCCCGCAAGCCAATGAAGCACCTGGCTCATTGGTTCCACAAATACAAACAGGACAGCCAGGACAACCACAGGAGATGCCACCACAATGACCGACTTTAACCCCGAAGGTGTAGTGGATTCTGCACCAGTAGAAGGTTCAGAAGCCAGTTCCACCGATGTCAATTGGGAAGACAAATACCGATCAGAAGTAGCCGACCGTGTCAAAGAACGCGAACGCTACAAGCCGATTGCACAAACATTCGCCAAGATGCATCCCGACGATGCCCGTGCCGTACAAGAGTTTGCTAACGCTTTCGCATCAGGAGACACCGACACCGCTGTCCGATGGATGGTTGACAACGCCCGAACCCTCGCCGGGGAACGCTTTGACACTTTCATCAGCCCTCAAGCACAAGCCGCCATTGGTCAGCAAGCAATTCAAGACGGCCAATCCGCAGGTCTGACCCCCGATCAGGTTGAACAGCTCGTCGAACAACGGATGAACCAGTTCGCCCAACAGCAGGTACAAACACAGTACGAACGACAAATTGAGGAGACGCTCGCACAACATGGACTTCAACCCGATACGCCGTTGGCGACAGCAGCAATCGTCGCAGCATCCCGCCGACCCGACCTTGATCTTTCCTTGGCAATACGCGAAATGGAAGATCAAGTTCTCGCTCAGGCCACGCAGATCGCAGCGAAGCGTTCAGAGGCAGGTAGCCAAATGGGGACACCCATCGTCAATGGGCAAGCCTCAACCAACCTCGCAGGACAAAACATGAGTCCTCGTGACCGGGCTATGGCACGACTGCAACAGCACGGTCTTAGCTAGCCATTTGACAAACGGTAGTTGTAGTGGTGTAGCATTTCGTCTGTACCTCGGATGAGGCACACCACATACAACCACATAACATCGGAAGATGCAAGGCAACGCTGGATGGCGTGAACCATTGACAAGGTTGTGAACCCCCACATTCACCCGCCCTCTTAAAGGAACCCCATCATGCCCGCAACACTCTCAACAGTCGATGCCATTCTCAAGGACGACTACAAGGAATATCTTGACAACCTCAACAATGCGAACTTCATTCTTTCGCAAGTTGAAACCCGCAAAGACACCGTCCAGGGTCGTATTGCCCGCCACGCCGTCCACCTCGGACGCTCAAGTGGTGTAGGCGCACGAGCCGAAGGTGGCACTCTGCCAACCGCAGGAAACCAGGCTTTCGCAACAGTCCCGGTTCCCGTACGTTACGTTTACGGACGCATCCAGCTTTCAGGCCCAACCATCAAGCAGGCTGTCACCGACCGTGGTGCTTTCATTGATGCTTTGGATGCTGAAATGGAAGGCATCAAGAACGACGCAATGAAGGATGTCAACCGTCAGTTGTGGGGAACGTCAAACGGCGTTATCGCACAATGTGGTACGACCACTTCAGCAACGACCGTTGTCTTGGCTTCGACCACAGGCTCGACCGCACTCCGTCAGTTGTTCTTCGACGGTGGCATGGTTGTTGACATCGGAACCGTCGCATCCCCGACGACCGTTGCATCAGCTCGTACCATCACCTCGGTCGACGAAACCAACAAGACCATCGCCATCTCAGGTGCAGCAGTCACGACCACCTCGTCACACTTCGTTTTCCGTAGTGGTGCAGGTGGAGCGTCTAGCAACACAGGTCAGCCTGGCGACGGACAGGTCGAATTGACTGGTCTTCAGACCATCGTTGACGACACCGCAGTCCTTCACACAATCAACCCTTCGTCACAGCCGAAGTGGAAGTCCTATGTGAACAGCAACTCAGGAACCAACCGTTCCATCACCGAAACCCTCATTACTGGCTCCATCATGAAGACCCTCACCAACTCAGGTAAGAAGCCTTCGTTGTTGGTTTCGGCTGAAGGTGTCAACTTGGCAATCAGCAACTTGTTGCTCTCATTGAAGCGCAACATGGAGCAGACTCAGCTCAAGGGTGGCTACGCAGGTATCCAGTTCTACAGCCCGTCTGTCAGCGGTAAGGGTGACGAGTCACCGACTGCCTTGTACGCAGACTTCGATTGCCCGAACAACCGCCTGTACGGCATCAACCCCGACGTGTTGGTTTACCACCAGGTTGGCGACGGATTCCAGTTCATGGATCTTGACGGTGCAGTTATGAACCGTAAGCCCGACGTGGATGCCTACGAAGCAACCTTGTACGCCTACGGCGAACTTGCTTGCAAGCAGCGCAACGCCCACTTCGTCATCAAGGACATCACCGAGGTGAGTATCTGATGGCAGCTTCAGTCAGTATCACAACTGGCCCTGAAGTTCCGGGAAGCCGCAAGGAAGTCGTTGGTGTTATCACTTTCGACAGCTCGTATCCGACAGGTGGCGAGGCTGTCACTTTGGCGCAGTTGGGTCTTTCACGACTTGACTACCTCATCGTGACCGCTGTCAACGGAAACATCCCTGCGTGGGACGGATCAACCTCGTCGCCTAAGATCAAGTTGTTTTGGGTGGACACCACCACAGACGGCGCACCGATGGCTGAAGTTGTAAGTACGACAGACGTTTCTGCAACGACTGCTCGTTTCTTGGCAATCGGCGCATAAACCAAATCCCCCAACAAACGAACGAGCCAGCCACTTTCGACGGTGGCTGGCTTTTTCGTCTATAATTTCAGCATCACCACGAAAGGTTCATCATGGCTACCTACTCAGCTTCTTCCGCCAAAACCATCACACTTGTTGCCAACACAGTAGACACAATCACTTTGACCGGGACTGGCAACAATTTGCACGTTTGGCAAACATCGACCACGCCTATCTATTTCACAACTGCTCAACCAGGTCAGACCCCGGCAACACCGACAGTTGCAGGTGACAACACCATCGGCATTTTTAACAACAACAACTCAACCGATTTCCCCTGGTCGGGCAACGGCATCGTTATCAAAGTTATTTCCGCTGGTACAGGTACAGTCAACTTCGCCTTACATGGTTGATTATTTGTATATAGTGTTCCCATGATTCGCGCAGCAAACCTCATGGGAGAAGTAGAAGGCGGTAGCCAAATGGCTGAAGTCGCCTTTGACGTATATGACATTGCGACCCGCATCCAAAAAGGTGACGAGTCGGGCTGGCGAGGTGATCCCAGCGCATCACTCATGTTCAACCCGATCATCGGTCGATTTGAAGTGTGGATGGTTGATGCCACCGGGACACCGTATGTCGCCTGCTCACACCACCGAGCTGACCACACCTTGATCGTCAAGTTGATTGAGGGTGACTGGCAAAAAGGTAAAGCACTCCACGAAGACCTGCTCAAAAAGAACAAAGCGATCCTTGCTGCTCACGAAACAGAAGAGAAGGAAAAGCGACTAGAATTAGCAGACAAGTTGCATTGGGCATTGATTAAGGATGTCGGCCACTTGGGTGGATCCAATAAACGCAGTATTAGCATGAACGGGAAAGGCAAGTAAATATGAACTTGGCTGACCTTCGTAACGCTGTCAAAGATCGACTGGCGATCCGTTCTGATGGTTCGGGCAACAGCCTTGACGGACTTATCACTAATGCCTATGTGAATACTTCCATTGATGACGCGCTTAATCGTGTCAGTATGGAGCGCGACTGGTGGTGGCTTGCCACGACCGCTTCACTATCGTTTGATACGACCGACGGTGACGCAGCACTACCATCCGATTTCATGCGCGCCAACAAATTGGTTATTAACGGCAACCCGGTCGAACCGCTACCGCTAGACACATTCCTAGACCCCAACGCCGATATGAACGCTTACGGCTGGCTGGTTTACGGCAACGCTGTCAAGATCACGCCAATCCCAACCACGACAACCACCGGGACGTTGTATTACTTCCGTAGCGAACCAGCCCTTTCGACACAAGCATCTCCCGATACCAAGTCACCGTTGATGCCCGTCGTCTACCACAAGTGCATTGTCGCCTATGCCAGCCACCTTTGTTCGGCCCGTCGCCAAGACGAGCAACGAGCAGCGTTATATCTCCAAGAATATGGCAATTTCTTGAAGTCAATGAACGACGACAACCGCGCAACGATTCAGCGTCGTATCAAGTTCTCACGGGCGATGTCAGACGCAGCCTGGAGTTAAGGCATGGGATCATTTCAAATCACCTATGACGACTTTTCAGGTGGTCAGTACATGGGTAATAAATCAACGAACTTGCCTAAGAACACTTGGCATGGCGAAAACGTATTACCGACACCTGCTGGTCAAATTATTCCTTCAGGAAATGCAACTGCAGCAAACTGGGCTGTCACAGGAACGCCTGATACGGGGACTATTTTTGACCATTGGGTTATTGGTGGCGACTCGTATGTATTTATAAACACCATTAAAACTGGAACTAGCACATCTCGATTTTTGAAATTTGCAAGCGTAAACGATGGTGGCGCATTCCCGATCACACCAACGGCCGTAACTTTGACAGGTTTTCTTGGTGGCAATGTTGCTTACTACCCAGCAACTTCATTATTTTATTACATCAGTACCGCAGGAAATATTTATTCAGTAACAACTGCAGGTACTGTTTCGGCTTCACCAATATCAACTGCTTTAGCGGGTCTTAGTTTAACAAACATTACTTCGTACGGCTACCGATTATTAGCCTGGGGCGGTACAAATGCTACGGCAAAGAAACGCCTTTATTATTCCGACACAAGTTTAGCAACTTGGTCACCAACTAATTCTTACGAATTTAGCGGAACCATTCTTCAAGTAATACCTCGAACAAACGACCTGCTTGTTGTTTGCGACACCGGGGTCTTCAGCCTTGTGGGTGTACTGGGATCATCAATTACAAACCAACTGATTGTGCCTCAAGAAAACATTACCGAAGGCATGAAAGACGCAACCATTGTTGGTCGCAATATGTATTTCTTAGACCAACTCGCTAACGGCTCACTTGATGGTCGCGTGTACCGTTTAACTGGATCGACCGTCCAGCCAACGGACATTATTCCTACTGCCGATATCGTCGCTCAAACTGGTCTTGAACAAGCTCGTATTTTGGCAATCAATGATGGTCGTCTTGTAATTATGATGCGTACAGGAATTTGTTATGTTGAAACTTCCAAAGGTCAATGGTCGCGTCTTACTGCAACTACGGCAACACTTTCATCAACTGCCTCTAAACAACAACAAATTGGTCGAGCTGGGCCAAACTCACTTAACGAATTTTTGATGATTGCCTCGTTTGACATTTCAACAAAATCAATTGTTTTGAATCGCTATATACACAATGCAATTGTTCCCGAACCTACTTTAGGGTTAATAAATATTTCAGGTTGGGGTAGTGGGGGCACTTTTCCAACTGGGACAGTAACTCTTTCTGAATATTTTCATTCAAAACCTTTTACGGTTAAAGAAATGTTTATTGAATACAGCCCAGTTGTTGATAGTGGTGTAGTCCCAGTTGTGCAACCACAAATTCAACCAACAGGAAATGTTGACGTTTTATCTCAGAATATTGGAAGCATTTTGTCTAGTACCGGGTCAAATATCAGCCAACAAAATGTTGCTTTCGGAACATATGTTATGGAAAGATTCCGAACCAATAATGCTGACAAAGGTTTTGGCGTTAAACCAAAAATTACATTTAGTGCCGCCACTATTAAGCGTGTGATCCTGAACTGTGAAGACTGATGCCGTTCCAGTACACATTTCGTGCCGATGACATTACGACCTGGGACGCAACAACACGCGACCTAGTTGAAAACCGTGACCGAGAACTTGAACTGAGTCTTATTAATTTGAACGGCGCAAACCCAATTGGTGCAATTACCATGTGGGCTGGTTCTATAGCAAGCATCCCGGCAAACTATATATGGTGCGATGGTAGTTCGTATTCGACTAGCACTTACCCTGAGTTATTTGCTGCAATTAATTATTTTTATGGTGGCTCAGGCGCAAATTTTAATGTTCCTTATATAACAATTCCGCAAACAGCAATTTTTGATTCGGGTCGAACAACCTCAACTACAGCAACTGGCCTTACTCAATCTACGGGTCACGTTCATACGTTGACATCCCCGCAGTCCAGCGGCCACACCCATAACTTCAACCAAACAGGCAACACGTCGTCCAGCGGCCACAACCACAGCATTTCGGCCTCGACTGGTAACGGTGGCGTAGACCACTTTCACGGTGCAACAACTGGTGGAGCATCAAATAACACCCACGCCCACACATACTTCAAACCAAACGCAGGCGCAAACAACACAACAGGTTTAGGCAACCACGGACATACCCACGACCTTACAACTGGACTCGCTACCGCATTTTCTCACGCTCATAACGCCGCAGCAAACATATCAGGAACCAATGTTGACACCGCCCACGTTCACAACGGTTCAACAATCGCAAACAGCAACGCAGACACAGCCCATACCCATAATGCCAACGCCACAACCGCAGACACCGCACACAAACACGACATTGTTAGCCACGGCGTAATATTCATTATTCGATACCAGTAGGTAAACATGGACGAACAAATGTTAAAAGGGATACCAAAATTCCTTATCAAAATAATTGGGTCAAACGATCATAAAGGTTTTTTCGCTTTTACCCAGTTTGCCAAACCAGCAACATTTTTACATGAAACAGACGAAGACAAACGCTGTGATTACAACGCCCCACGAATAGCTCGTGGCTTTCACCATTGGAACGCCGAAACAAACCTATGCTCCTGCGGGTCGTCGGACGAACCCAATCGACTAACTGGTGGGCATTGGACGTTTGACGAAATGACAGCACTATTCCCCGCACTTGACGCTTACCCGGCGGGCATGATCGTTTACATGGAACTGGAATGGTCGCCCGAACGAGAAGCAATGGAAGCACAAAACTTTCATAAAAACAGAGCAACGAACTTAACCCGCACCCTTCAGGAGCAATTTCGGTTGTTAATTGAATGGGAGTATGCACACAAATATTTAGGCAATGACGAAGAAATGGCTGTCTGCGCCACAGAAATTCTTGAAGTCCTAGATCTGCCACCTTCTATAAGACAATGGATTCTTGACAATGTTCCTAACGAAAAAGTCAACAGGTTCTTGGAAGGCAGAATAGATGCCCAGCAAAGAGCAGACATTGAAACAATCCCTAATTTGACAGACGAATTCAAAGAATGGATCGTAACTAAATTCAGACAAACCAAATCTTTTGGTGAACACGGAGTCGAATTATAATGTCAATTGGAAATCCATTTGGCGACCACGAGGGTTATCTAAAAACCATCAACAACACCGACAATAAAGGTATGTTCATAACTGCAATATTTGACGACCCTAAAACTTTTATGAATGGATATGATTTCAAAAACCGTTGTGATTACAACTCCCGTAAAGCAGCTCACGGTTTTCATAAATTTGCGAATGGCATTTGTAACTGCGGGCTTGCTGTTGAGCCAAACAACCTGACAGGCAACCATTTCTCACTAGAAGATATATCGGCCTTATTTAATGTGGTAGACGCTTACCCGGCGGGAGCAATTCTTTACATTGAATTAAACAACGAAGAAGATTTCTATCTGACCCAACGTGGAAACACCCTGACACGCACACTTCAGGAACAATTCAGATTCCTAATCGAATGGGAGTACGCCCACAAACATCTTGACAACTCCGAGGAAATAGCTATTTGTGCTACGGAAATATTAGAGATTTTAGATATGCCCGCCGACATCAAAGAATGGATTCTGAATTCCGTTCCCAACGAAAAAGTAAACAGATTTCTAGAAGGTAGAACGGATGCCCTTCAAAGAACACAAGAGGCAATCCCCGATCTGACAGAAGAATTTAAGGAATGGCTATTAAACCAATTCAAACAAGCTAAGAACTTTGGCGAACATGAGTAAAAAAACAGAAACAAAACAAAATCCTAAACAATCTTTAGAAACTCAAAAAGCCTTGGCTCTCAAGGGTTTGCCGTTAATTGTAAATACAACCGAAATACATAAATTAAATATTGACTTTTATCAACCTGAGTATTGCTTTAATATAGGATAAACCAATGAAACACCACAGATCGTTTGGAGAATACGATGTCTGAAGTTAAATACCCTGCTGGAAAAACTGGTTTGATTGCAATTTACGATGACGTTCTGTCACCCAAAACTTGCCAAAACTTATTGGACATCATCAGTCCAAACTACGAGTCGCTTTCGTACGACGGGCGCACAATGGGTGGCGTAAACCCAAGAACCAAATTCAGCCGTGACGCTGCCTTAAATATGCAATATTTTCAAGAACACGGCCACGAATGGTCAAGCACTCTGCAATCA